TTATTTAGATCAATCATTATAGCGGTGTTCTCGTGAGCACCTCTAAATAATGGTTCCATTACAAGGTTTAAATTACCATATAATGTAGATATTCTAGTTACTAGGTGTCCGAAAGAACCTTGTACGTTTTGAATATCCATTCCACTACCAACCTGACTGTTTAACGCCATAGTATTACCTAAGAAAGAAGTTCCGCCTAACTTATTAAAGTAAGACATAACTTTTCTTGAACATAGTACTAGTTTCTCTCCACTGTTTCCAGATTCTGGTGAGAACACGTCTTCCATTGCGTCAATGAAGTGATCGTAGTTAGCTGAAGAGTATTGGAAAGTTTTTACTTTACCATATGCTTCAGTATAAGGTACGATACCCCAGGTTCTACGTACTGGACCTGTTGAAGTGCTTTCGTCAGCAATTCCAACTCCGAATAACATAGCGTGCTCAAGATCCATCTTATGTTCCATAAGTTTTTCTTGATATATTCTCATGTATTCGTTATTTACTCCACGATATCTAGTAGCTAAAGCTGTACCAGAGAATAGAGGTACTGAAGTTTTAAAAATTTGACAGTATCCTTCTCTGTTGTAGAACTCATCGCTCCATGATTCTGGGTCTTCTGATCCTTCAGCAAATGCTGAACCAACTACGTGTCCTTCCATATCTGCGTCAAAGCGTAACTTTGAAGCTGATGCTGGTGTTTGGAACCCTTTAGTTGCTGCGTCTGCACCGTCAGCTGATCTTGTTGCAACTAACTTAAGTTTTAAGAAAGTCATTACAAGTCTTGCTGCTGCTGCATCTGACGATAAATCAGGTGCTGCTGTAATTTTGTAGTATGCTATTGCATCTACGTCTGAACCATCACTACCGTCAGCGTCATATTGACATTGAACAGCAATAATTTGGTTCTCTAACAAAAAGTTAGGTTGTTGATCTGCCACTTCTCTACCGAATTTATCATAGCCACAATCAACATCAAAGTTCTTACCAGATACAATATTGAATCCAGTACCGCCTCCGCCGTAAGCATCAGATACTACTGCTGCTTGCAATGCGAAGTTACGTCTTTGATATTGGTGTCTTTGTTCTAAGAATTTAAATACAGGGTCATCTGTAGGAATCTTAGCGACATTTGATAAATATGTGAAGAAAGGCGATTGTGCGGGAGCTAATTCAGCTACTCTTTCACCAAAGTTGAAAATTCGTCTATCAACATTGATGGAAGTACCTTGAACAGTCTCTCCTGGTGTCAAGCTATATATATTTGACATAGTTCATCTCCTTCGTTAATTGAATGGATTTTTTTTCCTATGATTCGTAATCATAGAATCCATCATTTGATCTTCCACGTTTTTTGATGACTGCACATTAGCACCTGGTTGTACACCTATAGGCGTAGGTATACTAAGCTTCTGTTGTCTTTGTGTCATTAATGCCTGTTTTTGTCGAGCCTCTTGTGTCACTTGCTTTATTTGAGTGACTTCGTTATTTTGCATGCTCATTTTATGTAACCTCACTAAGTTCTCCAAAGATAAAGAATCTGGACGACTCATCTTATCAATAAAATCATTAGCTTGCTGAGGCGTATATTCATATCTAGACTGTAAATCTGAAATTACTTTCTGATTACGTTGAAACTGCTGTTGTTCAGCTACCTGTTTCTCTAGTTGATTACTACGCTTAGCATCTAAATCAGTCATATAATTAGCTAAGTTGTCTATGTACTGCTCCTGTTTACTCAGGAATTTACCCGAGTCACTATCAGGGTCAGCTAGTGCTTCAGAATGATCATACCCAGCAGGCTTGCGAGGTTTAACAGGTTTTTCTATAGTAACTGTTTCCTTAGCAACTGGTTCTTCTGCGGTAGGTTGTTTTGATTTCATAAGTTCTGTAACTTGTGATTTCAGTAAATCTACTTCAGCTGAACGTTTATCAGCTTGACTTTGCCAATACTGATAGCTGTTTGTATCATTCTTTGGATCAGATGTTTCTAAAACTTCATTCTGTTCACCTTGCTCATTTATCATTGGTACTGGTTCAGTTCTTGCAACAAACTGATCAGTTTTGTCTTCACCAAAGACTTGTGCAAAGATGTCATCCTGTGAGGTAGTTTCAGTTGCAGTCTGACTTTCTACCTGTTGCTCTTCTACATTGTCCATTTTTTTCTCTTCTTGCATTATATTTATCTCCTTTCTAACTCTCCATGTCCTGTTCTGTATCTAGCATAGGAGTTATGTCAAACATATTCTCTTCTTCTAGCTCTTCCATTGCAGGTGTGACGGAGTTCATCAGATTTGATTTTGCATCGTTAAGTCTAGCTTTATACAAGCTAGCCGCCATATCAGCTCTGTTAGATACTTTATCTAACTCTCCACTGAATTTTTCTACTTCTAAACGCTTCTTAGCGTGAATCTCTTCACGTGAAGCAGTTTGTAGGTCTCCCTTGACCTTCTTTAATTCTTCTGATAGCATTTGTATAGTCTGTTGCATTTGTTGCATTTGACCAGAGCGTTCCATAACTCCTTCGATATCTACCAATTCTGTCTTTTTTAATACTTCTGTTTGGTCTATTAAGCCCATTTGGAACATTTGCATGTAAGTATTTAATAAAGCCATTCTATTTGTTGGTAATGTAGATCCAGATACTACCACTAAGTCATATCGACCTACGCCAACATCATGAAATTTTTGTACAACCCCATCTTCCATTTCCTTGTAGAAGTTTATTGACTCTTCTTTTTCTAGTCCGTTAGGTTGTAATAGTCTAATTACCTTTTCTTCTGTGTATAATTGTTGTATTAATGGTATTGCAACCTTACCAACTTGATTTAAAAAGTTTTCTATGTCATCTCTTCTAGATTTAATTCTACGCTGGCCAAACTCATCTACAACTAATGTACCACGATAAGTAGACGGTGCACTTGCTCCACTACCCTGCATAAGCTCAAAAATACCAAAGCCGTATTCTAAATCATATTTAGCATCAGCTTCATTCTTATACAACTCATTTGGTAACGGCACTGGGCCAGCAACAATGGGTGCACCCAATTCAGCATCAAATTCAATTACACTAGTACCAGCTTTACTCCACTCCTCTTCAATCTGTCTTAAATCTGCAGACCCCCTAGGAATTAAAAGTTTTACATTAGTACTTGTACTTGCATGTGCTATAATTAATGAACGTATTTTGTTTATATACTCTTGTAAAGGTCTATATAGTCTTACATCGGATTCTGGATAAGGATTACGATGATGTACATTCATTAATGTAACTATAGGGTAATCTTCTGAAGGCAGCATTCTTTTGTATAATAAGTGATCTCCAACAGTAACAATCATTTCTATACAAGGTTTTTGTATTTCATTACAGGTTATTTCACCCATACCTTTTAATTCTTCTAAACTTACTGGTATTAAAGTAGTCGTACTACCTGGTATAGCATCTTCATCTTCTGGTCCATTAACTCTTACAGGGGGTGCTGGAACTGGATTACCCATTTCATCCATCTGAGGATCGGGTATTTGATAGTGAAAAGTTCCACCAGTCTCTATTATAATATCTACTAAACTTGAAACAGCTTCAGGTTCAAAGATAATTATTTCTTCCCCAGTAATCTTTCTTATTTTAATGTAGCTTTTAGCAATGTATTGTTCAAACTCATCTACGTCAAATAAAAATTCTCTTTGAGAGAAGGGTTCGTATACATTATAGTAATATGCTGTTGTTCTAGTATATCTTTCAGTATATCTTCTCTTTGTATGCATACGAGTCTCATCTGTTCCAGAAAACATTTGACCTTCTGTTGCTGCTAAATCGGTAACAGGATAGTCATCTTGATTGTCATCTGGGTTAGATTGTTCTATTATATCCATATATTCTGGATATACAAGCTCTGCATACTCGTCTGTCATGTATTTACATACTAGAATATGTGCAGCATCTCTAGCATAAACATCCTTTGAGTTAGGATCAATGTAAACATCTAAAGGATTTAATGCTTTAATACACACTTCTCCCTTCCCTAAGTCTGCTTGAGGGTCTTGATATACCTGCATAACACCCATACCACCTACATAGTAGTCATCAATAATTCTTTTTAATTCTTCGTCACCACTAGAATGCTGCCATATATATTGAAATAAATCTGAAAATACTTTTGCTGTCTTTCTATCTGAATCTTCTCTAGCTGTAGTTCTAAATTGTGGTGAGTTATATGTAAGTAAAGACTTTGCTGTTTCTACGATAGGGTGAATACGATTTACTACTATAGGTGCTTGACCACGAGACTCTAATACTTCTTGTTCTTCGTTAGTCCATTGAGCCCCCGCTCTAAATTCTACTGCTTCTTGAAATTTTTGTGCCCATAATTCTCTTGAGCTTTTGTATTCTGTATATATTTCTTGCGTTAATTGTACTTCTTCGGGTGTTTCGTATGAATCTATAGATCCGCTCTCAAAATCAAAAACTACTTTGTTATCTTTCTGGCTTTGAGTCCTTGTTGCTGCTGTCTTTTTCTGTATGTTCCTTGGCAAGCTTAACCTCTACGTATCCCTTCGGTATCTTTATTTTTAAATCAGACAAGATCTTAGTTATGTCTAATTTGTACTTATCTATTTTATCGCTCATAGAATTTTACTACGTAATTTAAGTGCTAATGTAAAGTTTGTCAAGTCTTTTTTATAGTAATTTCCAACTTTTTCTTTGAGGCATACTATAATCTTCCTCTTCGTAAACGGTTATTGCATCATGTACTGGCCTATAACAGTTTTTATTTGCATAGAAAAATCCATCTAACAAATCGTCATGCTTACCACGTGGATATAATAACAGCTCATCTTCTAATGCTTGCATGTTTTTCTGTATAAATATCTTACCATTAGCAAATAATGGTTGTAAACTTTCCAATCTGTAGGATTTTCTAGTTCTAGGATTCTCTTTTATTTCTAATCCTGGTATAAACATACCTAACTGTTCTGCTTGTTCTTTGATATATTGACGTAACATTTCCTGATAACCAACAGATTCTATCCTAGTCTTGGTACTTTTTAAGTTTTTAAAATTTTGTATGATAGCATCAGCTAAATCTAAAGGTGTTGCTCGTTTTCTATAATACGGTAGTATCCAACGATTATGATCACTATCAATAGCAATATTAAATATAACACTATAGTCTGCTCCTTTTTTTGTACTAGATGCGGGATCGACTCCTGTAAAGATGTTTACAGGTCTAATCTCTTCCACTTCCTCACCATTAATGTTCGTCAGTACGAGATTCGACAATCCCTGTTCATCTCTGTCGATATATCCATCATAGTAGTTAATATCTTCAGCACGAAACAAATTATCTTCATCACCAACAATTTGGCAAAGATATTCTCTGTAAAATACCGATAATCTATTTATACTATCTAATTCATCTTTCTTTTGCTTTAACTTATCTACGGGCCATACTTCTGGCCATAGTGCTACATTGTTTTCAAGGTCAGGACTAAACTGTAAGTTTCTCCAACCTTTCATATCTTTTAACGTTTCAACCATACATCGCTCATGCTGCGGAGT